TTCGGCACAATGAACCCAGGCTCACGCGATGCAACAGTCTTCGGACTTCGTCTTGTAGTTGACACAAATTTTGCGGCAAAAACAACGATTGTCGGCGCAGCTGCGACCGGAGCCTTTCGTTGTTATGAGCAGCAAAAGGGTGCAATTGTTGCCGACATCGGCGCAGGAGCCTCCACACTTTCTCGCGATGTTGCCTTTCGAGGTTACTTTGCGCCGAAAATGATTGACGCCAACCAATTCATGCTGATCCCGCAGGCGTAAGCCCGAGACAGGAAAGGTAAGCCAAGATTATGGCTGCCTACACGGTCACACATAAACAGCTCACCGATAACTACGCGGTCTTACAACTTCTTACAGAAGCCGAGATTGAAGTCGGTGCAAGCGTTGTTATCACTGGAGTCGATGCAACCTTCAACGGAACCTACATCGTCTACGCTCTTCCGCAGTATTACTTCCTAGGCGTAGACGACGAAGGCGATCTGCTCTTTGATCCTGCAATCGCAATTCCTAATCAAGTGCTTTATGCAAAGACCGCCGATGATGTCGCGCGCATTGCCGCTTCTGGGACACTCACTATTACGCAAGTCTGCACATGGGTTACTAGTCAAATGCTTGAGGACTGGATCGGCATTGGAACCGCTACCGCTGGCGACGCAGCCTTCCTAACTATCTGCGCTTCGGCATGCTCGCAGTTCGCTTGGCGTCGCAGAATGGAGGCAGGCTATGTCGATTCATTGACCGTAGTTCCTTCACAAGATGTCTTGCTCGGGACGCAAATGTACGGCGGCGCGCTTTACCGCCAGCGCGGATCTATGGATCAGTTCGCTTCATTCCAAAACATGGGCACTACTCCAGTCATGGGGCTAAACGGAATGATCCGCCAGCTCCTAGGGATTGATCGTCCGCAGGTCGCCTAATGCCAGTCCCGGTCTACACCGATCTCTTCAACGCTGGATTCGATGAGCTAGTCGCAAAGCTCTCTACAGTGCAGGGGCTCCAAGTAAATAACGATCCGCGCAATATCACGCCGCCTTCCGTCTTCGTAAACATTGATTCGGTAGACGGATACAACTTCAATGTCGCAAAACTTAACTTCACACTTCAAATCATCACGCTCGGCCCGGGCAACCTAGACGCCCAAAAGAGCCTGCTTAATATCCTTGCCCAGATCTACGCGCTTAACATTGGGATCGTCTCTGGGCGTCCTACGAATGTAGACATCGGCGGATCTACCCTGCCCGCCTATGAGCTCTCGGTAAGCACATCCACAAAGACCGCCTAATCCACACTCTCGGCTTCATTATGTGTCAAACTAAAACCAACACTTCCAAGGAGTAACCACATGGCATTCTTATCAAACCCAGTCATCACGATTGACGGCGAGGACTACACGGGCTTTTGCACATCCATCACGATCACTTCTGAAAAGGAGGCTCTGGAAGATACTGTGTTCGGAATGACAGCCCGAGAGTTCCAAGCGGGTCTTGAGTCAAACACCGCAGAAATCACACTCTTTATGGACTACTCCGCTGTAGGTGCATGGCAATTCTTGTCGGCGCTGTACGGCACAAAGTTTATTGTCAAAGCAAAACCTTTTGACGCTGCGATCAGTCCTACGAATCCAGAGCTAGTCCTCACCAATACCTACATGGCAAGCCTTGACCAGATCTCCGCATCGCTTGGAGAGCTCCAGTCGATCACGATGTCTACGCAGGGCGGCGAGTTCACAATCGATACAACACCGTAATCTTCGGCCTTCCTTGGCCCGACGAAAGGAAACATAATGAAGCTCAAGTTAAAACTTGTCCGCGATGGCAAAGAAGAATTTCTTTGGACGAACCTTTGGTCTATTGCCGAATGGGAACGCCTAGAGAATCGTCGAGTGTCTGACGGACGCGGAATCGGCGTCTCGGATTATTGTTGCTGGGCTTATTCGCTCTTGGCTTTAAAGGGTGAGACACTTCCTCCTACTTGGCGGCAGTGGCTTAAAGAGAATCTGTCTATGGAATGCGCGCCAGTAGGGGAAGAAGAAATGCCAAACCCTACGGACGCGGCTACAGGCGACAACTCGCTGAACTTGTAGTCGCGACCGGGTGGGCTCCCACTTTCTACTCTGACACCTTCGACACGCGAGATCTCACTACCATTATCGCAGTGCTAGAAAAACAGAATAAGAAAAGGTGACATGGCGGAAGGAATTGAAACTCGCATAGAGGTCTACGGCCTTAAGGAAGCACTCAAAGAATTAAACAAAATAGACAAGTCTCTTCGGCGCGAGATTACAAAAGATTACAAAAGGATTACAGCTGGACTTGTCTCGGACATTGAATCCGCTATACCGCTTAATTATCCTTTGTCTGGGTGGCAAAGACGCTGGAATCTTCGAGGATCCTATGAGGTCTTTCCTTGGCCTACCGAGCACAAAGTCAAAGCGTACATAAACACAAAACCGCCAAAAGCATTCCGAGCGAACACTGTCAATTTAACGACCTTTGCGATTAAATGGATCGGGGCGGCTGGATCGTTCTTTGACTTCTCAACTAGTAATCGAATGGGAGCTGCACTAACAGCCAAATATGGATCGTCATCAAGAGTAGTATGGCGTCAATATGAAGCCCACAAAGACGATCTCAATAGTGCTATGGAAGATCTAGTGGATCGCGTCGGCAAAGCAGTCGGACAGAACTTAAAGGCGCAATAAATCATGGCTGTAATCCTTCCAATAATTTCAGAATTTGACGCGAAAGGAACCCAGCGCGCAATCAAGGAATTTCAGAAGCTTGAAGGCGCATCGGCTAAAGCACAATTTGCTATTAAGAAAGCCGCGCTTCCAGCCGCAGCCGCAGTCGCAGGATTAGGTCTTGCGCTTGTAGGTGCTACCAAGGCCGCAATGGAAGACCAAGCCGAACAGGTACAGCTTGCGCTCGCACTCCAGAATGTCACTGGCGCGACCGACGCACAAGTCAAAGCGTCCGAGGACATGATTTCTAAGATGAGTTTGGCGTCCGGAGTGGCGGACAGTGAGCTTCGTCCGGCTCTGGCGTCACTTGTGCGCGGGACTAAAGACATCGAGGAAGCCAATCGCGCTCTTGCACTCGCACAAGACATCTCTGCGGGCTCTGGCAAAGACCTTGCGACCGTCTCCGATGCTCTTGCCAAGGCTTACGGCGGAAACATGAAAGGACTTGCAGCACTTAGTCCAGAGATTAAAGCAATGATTAAAGACGGTGCATCTCTAGAAGATGTGATGAATGTGCTCGGCGGATCATTCGGTGGAGCATCCGAAGCGGCTGCGAACACTGCCGAAGGCGGCATGAAGCGTCTCGGAATAGCACTTGCCGAAACGAAAGAATCAATCGGTGCAGCACTCATCCCAATAGTCGAAGCCCTGATGCCTCACTTGATTGCCTTTGGCGCGTGGGCACAAGAGAACACTAAAGTCTTCTTGATCGTTGCAGGCGCAATCGGCGGAATTGCAGCCACCATTCTGATCTTGAATACGGCTATGAAAGTTTATGCAGCCGGACAAATGATCGTAAACGGAGTGGTCGCAATTTTTAACGCGCTACTCGCACTTAACCCGATTGGTCTAGTCATTCTTGCAATCGTCGCATTCATCGCCATCCTTGCCGCGCTCTATTTCAAGTTTGAGGTAGTCCGAAAAATCGTAGACACAGTCTTCCAAGTAATGCTCGCAGGCGGTAAAGCAGTCTTTGACGGACTCACCACCTACTTCACAGGCGTCTTCAACATCTTCAAAACACTATTTAACGGCATCGCAAAACTCTGGAATAACACTGTAGGCAAGCTTGCTTTTAAGATCCCGTCATGGGTACCCGGTCTAGGCGGCTTTGGCTTCGAGGTACCTAACATTCCTTACCTTGCAGAAGGCGGGATCGTGACAGGGCCTACGCTTGCAATGATCGGCGAGCGCGGCCCTGAAGCGGTCATCCCACTATCTGGACGCAATTCTGGAATGGGCGGAATCACCATCAACATCACAGGCGGACTTTCATCCAGTGCCGACATCGGCAAAGCAGTCGTAAACGCTATCCGCCAGTTCAATCTCACGAACGGCCCTGCAAACATTCAGGTCGCCTAATGGCGGTCACAGTCCCGAACGCTGGAGACATCCTTGTCGAGTTAGACACAGGCGCGATCGTGGATGGCTTTGAGCTGGACGATGCGATTCGGGGAGTATTAGATAATCCTGACTTCGTGCTGAACGGTACGACAGAGTTCGCAGACATTACGACCTATGTGCAAAGTCTTTCTATTAGGCGCGGTAGAGAGCGGACAACCGATCAAGCGAATCAATCCGGCACATTGACTTTTACAATGCAGGAAGACGCCAATCAAGAATTGAATCCGCTAAACCCGCTATCTATTTATTACAACCAAGCCGCCGATCTGCCCGGTCTTGCACCATTACGACAAGTCAGAGTGTCCCGTGATGGCGAATTCTTAATACAAAGTTATGTAACTAACTACGACTACTTCTACAATCTCGGAGCCCTAGACACTGTAAGCGTCGCGGCTGCGGATGCCACATATCTACTAGCGCGCACAGCTCTCGCCGAACACACTCCGTCCGTAGAGACCTCTAGTGCTCGAGTGTCCACAGTGCTCGCATTCCCAGAAGTAAACTATGCCGGGGCAACAGACATCGCCGCCGATCCAGTTGCCACGCTGGGCGCATACCAAATAAACAACGCGACTCCCGTAATGGATTACCTTGCACAAATATCCAACGCCGAGCAGGGAAGAATCTTTATCTCGCGCGATGGCGTCTTGACCTTTCAAAAAAGAATATCAGGCACATTCTCTTCACCTTCAATCCAATTCGGCGACACATCAACTACTCCCTACAACGCTCTTACCATTGAATTTGATGCTTCGGATGTAGTGAACCGAGCATCAATCACAATCCAAGGCGGAACTACACAAGTCGCCACTGACGCCGCATCTCAAGCCGCCTATTTCATTCAGTCAGTAGAGCAAAGCGCAAGCCTTCTATCTACCGACGCGCAAGCTCTTACACTTGCCGACTATCTACTTGTCGCAGAGCCTTCTCCTAGATACACCTCCGTAGGCACTTGGTTCGGCTCACTCTCGGAACCCCAGCGCGACGCCCTTGCCACTGCCGAAATTGGCGACCTCATAGAAATTACTAAGACAGAGCCATTCGGCGCGGTTACGCAAGAGCTTTACATTGAAGGCATTGAGCACACAATCACCTTTGACTACGGCATGACCAGCAAATTCTTTACCTCACCGACCACGCTGCTCTACGATTTCATTTTAAACGATGCAGTCTTTGGAATTTTAGATATCACCGACCCACAACCCGCACTAAGTTAGGATTAAATTATGCCATTAACCAGTTACAGCCCCGGCGAAATTTTAACCGCTGCGTCGCTTAATGCAAACTTTAGTTTTGCTACTACAGGCGTTGTTCAAGTAAAAAGCGCCTTAAAAGTTGATGCATTTACCACTACTAGCACTTCTTATGTTGATCTCACAGGATTATCGGTATCTATCACACCAACATCAGCATCAAATAAAATTCTTGTGTTAATACAAATACAAGGCACTGCTACGGGATTTATGAGTTTTATACTTTTGCGCGGAGCGACTGAAATTGGCAGCGGTACAAGCGGAACAGGGGTAAACGCCTTATTTGCAATGGAATCACCAAATACGAGCACAATTCAGACAAACGGTTCAGCCGTTTTAGACACGCCAGCAACGACATCAGCAACTACTTACAAAATACAAACAAAAGTCGCATCTTCAACTGGAGTGGTAAACCGCAGGCAACAAGACACAAGTGTCGGAGTATCATCAAGTATCACCGTTTTTGAGGTAACACCATGACCGATTACTCAGCAGTTTTAAGCGCAAATTATGTTGGCAAACTGTGGACATTAGATGGCGATGATTACGCAGGATTAACTTGGCTTAGTTCAGGTCAAGCACCAACACAAGCCGAACTAGATGCACAATGGCCAGCAGTCGATTACAACAACCAAGTAGCACAAGTAGAAACAACACGACGAACACAATACGAAGCCCAATCAGACGGCCTATTCTTTGAATGGCAACGCGGCACAAATACTAAAGAAGCATGGGAAGCAGCTGTGCAAGCGGTTAAAGATGCAAACCCATATCCGCCAGCACCAACAAAGAAAAAATAATGACTGTCAATAACCTGCCAAAGTTTATAATTCTGCTAGTCGGACTGCTTTGTCTAACTGCTTTAATGATCGCCGATAAAATTGACATGGCATCAGGCGTCCCGATGCTCACAATGATTCTCGGCTACGCAATCGGCAACGGAGTAAACGCTAAACAAGGCGGCGAATCCTCCAATGTGTTTAGGTCTAAACCTAAAAAGTGATTCCAGCAAATCCTAAGATCCCGAACTCCAGACCGTACACAGGGAACTCGGACGGAGCGGCAGATGGTCCTCGGCAAGGAATGGACGAATGGATCCGACAGGCGATTAAATATGGCAACGGAGCCTTCTACAACTTTGGAAGCTGGGGAATCCGCAATATGCGCGGATCCGATAATTTGTCCGTCCACGCCTGCGGAAGAGCAGTTGATCTTTCGTTCTTGGCAACAGAAAAACATCCAGCGGCAAATCGTAAAGGCATGGTCGCCTTCTTAAACATCGTGACCGCTAACGCGAATGCGCTCGGCCTTGAATGCGTACTTGACTACCTACCGAAGCCTTTTGGACGCGGATGGCAGTGCACTCGACAACGCTGGAGCAAATACTCCAAACCCACAATTCACGGTGCACCGGGCGGGACATGGTGCCACTTTGAGATCTCGCCCGCTATGGCAGACTCTCCCGTCCTTGTAAAGCAAGCCTTTCAAAGAGTGTTCGCTGAAATCCCCCAATAGCGCGCACCGATCCTCTATGGTCGAAGTACCGACGATAGGAGTAAAATTATGACCGAGCCCAAAGTCTTCATCTACGAAGTAGGGCGATGCAACCTTGACAACGGACAAGAAATCCTTGTCCAGATCTTTCGACACGAAGACACACACACAATCATCCGCGCCCAGATCGCCTTTCGGACTTTGGCGGGCGATAGCTGGGGCGTCCCTACAGAATTGGACTTTAGAAAATGAGCTATTTAACGATCAAAATCTTCGCATGGGTAACTATAGGGCTATGTCCTTTTGTGCTCCTCTGGGACGCTTCTAAGCCGCCTGAAGGCCTGTCTCAAGTAAGTTCCGTGACTGCTTATGCCACGATCCCACTAGGGACATTGCCAGTCGTAGTCACACCCCCCGTTACTACGCCGGCTACAGCTTGCGCGCAAGCTCTAAACCTTGCTTTGAGTGTGGGATGGCCTGCGACCGAAACACCGACTTTGATGCGCGTCTTAAAGCGTGAGTCAAATTGCACTTCTAGCGCGTTTAACCCTCGAGACACCGCTGGCGGCTCTTACGGTCTCATGCAGATCAATGGATTCTGGTGCACCCCTTCGGCATACTGGCCTCAAGGATGGCTACAAGCGAAAGGGATCTTGACAGTGTGCGACGAACTATTTGATCCAAAAGTAAACCTCACCGCGGCGCTCGCAGTGTGGCATAATTCTAACTGGACACCTTGGAACCTTCCGAAGTGACCGAAGAGTCCTATCCCGAAACTGGCATCACACAGGAGACAAGAAAGATGTATCCCGAAAACTATTCCGACAAATACAACAAAGTATTCAAAGAGTTCGTAGACGACATTATGAAACCGCCGCGTCCCATAGATCGCTTTGAAGATCACGAAATTCTTCTAGACGAATTGACCTTGATGTATGACGCACACATGACAATCGGCGGAGAACAAAATCGATTCAATGCGAGCGTGATTCGCGCGGCGATAAATTGCATTAAGGCGTTAAGCGCATGAGCGACCTACAACTTTTCGCACCGACACGCGGACTTGGCGCATACCGTGAAGAATGTGCAATAGACCGAAACATCGTTATCGTCTCACCCAGCGCAAAACCGACTTCTGCTCTTGCAGCTCTGCGCGCGTTGCCTAAATCCGGCTCAAAG